GTATCCTGGCACCGACTCAGAAGATCGCGAACAACAGCTTCGGTCCCGCCGCCTCCATGGTGCGGGCCGATCCCAAGCTGATGAAGCTGCTGCACGTCGTCGACAACCAGCGCATGATCCGGCACCTCGTGACGCGCGCGGAACTCCGGGTGATCGCGGCGGACACGGACACGGTGGGCGGCAGCAAGGCCGGGTTCGTCTTGATCGACGAGCTGTGGATCTTCGGCAAGCGCGGCCGGTCTGAGGCGATGTTCGAGGAAGCGACGGGTGGGCTTGCCTCGCGTCCCGAGGGCTTCGTCATCTACCTTACGACGCATAGCGACGAGCGCCCGGCCGGTGTCTTCAAGGACCGGCTCGACTATTTCCGGAGCGTGCGCGACGGTACGATCGAAGATCAGCGATCCTTCGGCATGCTCTACGAGTGGCCAAAGCAGATGCGCGAGGACGAGGCGTATCTCGACCCGACGAATTTCTATGTGACCAACCCCAATCTGGGGCGGTCGCAGTCGGTGAACTTCATCCAGCGCAAGCTCCGGCTGGCCAAGGAAGGGCGCGGTGAGGACGGCGATACGTCCGAACAGATCGTCCTGGCGAAGTATCTGAACGTCGAGATCGGCCAGCGGCTTTCGCGGGATCGCTGGCAGGGCGCGCCATACTGGCCGCGCTGTGCGATCCCGGCGCTGTCGCTCGATGACCTGATCGCGCGCAGCGAAGTGATTGTCGGCGCGGTCGATGGGGGCGGTCTAGACGACCTTTTGGGGTTGTGCCTGATCGGGCGGGAGAAGGGCAGCAAGCGCTGGCTGATCTGGGCGCATGCCTGGGCGTGGTCGGTGGTCTGGGACCGGCGCAAGGATATCGCGCCGGTCCTCGACGCACTGGTGAAGGAAGGCACCCTCACCAAGTGCAAGCTGCCCGACGATGTCGATCTCGACGACGAATCGATCGGTGATGCCGACGCGGCGGACGACGACCTGACCGAGGACGTGCGCGGCGTCGTGGAGGTGTTCGTGAAAGTCCGCGATGCGGGCCTTCTGCCGGATGCCGAAGGGATCGGGCTCGATCCGGCAGGCGTCGCGGCGATCGTCGACGAGCTGTCTGATGCCGGTTTCCCGGCGGAGATGCTGAAGGCCATTCCGCAGGGGTGGCGGCTGAACAGCACGATCAAAGGCTTGGCGCGCAAGTGCGCCGCCCGGACGGTCCGCCATGGCGGCACCGAGTTGATGACCTGGTGCATCGGCAATGTGAAGCAGGAGCCGCGCGGGGCCAATGGCGTCGCGATCACGAAGCAATCGCCCAGCGCGAAGATCGACCCGGCAGCGGCTATGTTCTCGGCCGCGATGCTGATGACGCTTAACCCCGAGGCCGCTGGCGGCTTCGTCTATAACGAACGTGGGATGGTGATTTTGTGATGGGACCAGACGATTACGTCCGAACCCGTCGCGGGTTCAACACCTCCGAGGGGCACTATGCGGTCGCGCCGGTGCCCGGCCGCCCGGCCCCGTCGAACGTCACCGATGGCCGGTTCTTCGGTGATGAGGTTTGGAACATCATCTCCGGTCAGACAACCGAGGCGAACACGGCCGAGACGGCCGCGCGCGTCGCGGCCGTGTTCTTCTGCACGTCGATCATTGCCGAGGCGGTCGGCAGCATGGGGCTCGATTTCAGGGACGACCGGGGTCCGCGCAACGACTTCCCGCTGGCCAACACGCTGGCATATGAGCCCAATCCGCTCCAGACCGGCGCGGAGTTCTGGGCCGCCATGGCGTTCTGTGCGGTACTGCGCGGAGAGGCGTTTGCCGAGCCCACGGTCGGGTATGACGGCGTCGAGGTGTGGCTGCTCGACCCGCTGCGCACGACGTCGCAGTGGGGGGAGCGCAGCATGTCGGTCCTCTATCAGACGGGCACGACCACCCGCCGTCTGCTGCCCCAACAATTGTTCTGGTTCACGACGCTGTCCGATGGGCGGCTGCAACCGATGGTGCCGTGGAAGCAGGCGAAGGGGGCCATTGATTTCCAGCTGGCGCTGGAGGTCGGGGCACGCGCCTATTTCAAGAACGACCGGCGGCCGAGCGGGATCGTGACGACGGGTCAGAAGCTGACCAACGAGGCGCATGACCGATTGAAGGAGGGCGTCAACGCCTGGAAACGTGGCGGCACGCCCGTCTTCGAGCAGGGTGTCGATTACAAGCCCGTCACCAGCTCGAACAAGGATGCCGAGCTGGTGGACCTCTTCAAGCAGCGAACGCTCGAACTGGCGCGCTATTGGCGGATCCCGCGTTCCATGGTGTCGGACGATGGCGGCAATGCCGGCAATAACGAGCAGGACACCCGCAGCTTCGTGAACTGGGCGGTGCGGCCGCTGACGCGGCGTATCGAACAGGCGATCACGGTTCGCATGCTGCCGCCCGACATTCGGGCGGCCGGTGTCCGCGCGAAGTTCAATCTGGACAGCATGTTGCGGGGCGATGCCGCGACCCAGTGGAAGAACGCGGTCCTGGCGCGGACCGGATCGATCATGAGCATTGACGAGATCCGCACCGGCTGGTTCGGGCTCGCGCCCCTCAACGAAGACTGGTCGCGCGATCCGCGTGCCGCCCTCAACAGCAATCGTGCGGCCGATACCGCCACGGGCGGGGAAACCGCTCCGCAGGACAAGGTGAACTGAGATGGACATGACCGTCGCGTCCGCCCTGTGGGCGATGCACCCCGACTTCCTGGCGGCGCAGCTGCGCTCCGGCACGATCGACGCGATGCTGCCCGACAGCGTGCGCGGTTTCGCCTCGCTGATGGGTGGCCAGCCGCAGCAGGCCAAGCAGGCCGATCCCATCCGCGACGGGGCCACGATCATCATTCCGATCACCGGCACACTGGCGCCCCGTGGACTGTCAGGCTCGACCTATTACGACGTCATCGCCGATCGGGTGCGTGAGGCCGGCGTCGATGCGAAGATCGGCGCTGTCGTTCTCGCGATCCGGTCACCCGGGGGCTATGTCTGGGGCTGTGCCGAGGCTGGTGACGCGATCTACGAAGTCCGCCAGTCCAAGCCGGTCATCGCGGTCGCCGATCCGTATTGCTTCTCGGCAGCCTATTGGCTGGGCTCTCAGGGCAGCGGCTTCTACTGCACGACCAGTGGCGAAGTCGGTTCGGTCGGCGTGCGCTCGGGCCATACGGACGTGTCCGGGTTCGAGGACAAGATCGGCATGAAGACGACGCTGATCGCGTCGCATGAGGACAAGATCGCCGGTCACCCCTACGCCCCGCTCGACGACGCGGCGCGCGCGGACATTCAGGCTTCCGTCGATGAGAGCAACGCCGCCTTCGCAGCGGCCATCGCGCGTGGGCGCGGGATCAAGGCGAGCGAAGTCGCGGGTATCCACGGCACCGGCAAGACCTTTTCCGCCAAGCAGGCCTTGGCGAACGGCGCGATCGACGGGATCGCGACGCTGCGCGACGTCGTGTCGCAATACAATTCCAGCCGCAACCGCCTGGCGCTGATGCGTCGGCAGGCAGCGGCGATGGAGATGGCGCTGTCGATCTGACGGCCGCCACCTGACGAGGTTCGTCCATCTGGGGCGATACGGGCAGCTTCGGTTGCCCTTTTTTGTGGGCCACGCGCCCGAGAGGAAAAGCGATCATGATCAATATCGCAGTGTTGAAGACGGAGGCGCGTGCGGTCGCAAAGCGGCAGCAGGAGCGCCTGAACACGGCCATCACCGAAAACCGCGACCTGACGGCCGAGGAAGAAGCCGCGGACAAGGACGATACCGACAAGCTGGCGCGCCTGACTGCCCAGATCCAGCGCGCGGAAGCGGCGATGGCGGCGGCCAGCGCGATCGGTGCAGAGCCGAACGCCACGCCGCCCGCCACCGGTCCTCCCGCCGGCACGATCCCTGCCCAGCCGCGTGCCCGTCTCGACAATGGCGGCTTCAACAACCTGGCCGAATTCGCGTCCGCCGTTCGCTTCGCGAACCCGGCAGCCGGTCCGAATTACCGTTTGGACGATCGCCTCGCGGCGCCGACCAATGTCCACATGGAAGGTGGCGACACGACCGGCAGTTATCTCGTCCCGGCCGAGTTCCGCCAGAACATCGTCAACCTCGTCTTCGACGACGGCAACGACCCGATCATGGACCTGATCTCCCCTGATCCGACCGCGTCCAATCGCGTGATCGGTCTGGGTGACGAGACCACGCCCTGGGGGTCGAGCGGTATCCGTGCGGCCTGGCGGTCGGAGGGCGAGCAAATGCAGCCCAGCCGGTTCGATCTGACGCCGCGCGAAACCAAGCTGGGCGAACTCTATGCCTTCGTCCTGGCGACCGAGGAACTACTTGAGGATGCGCCTCGCGTCTCGACGCTGCTGACGAACCACGCCGCTGCGGCGATCCGCTGGAAGGCGGCGGATGCCTTTATGTACGGTGATGGCGTCGAGAAGCCCCTGGGCTGGCTCAACTCCGCCGCAACGATCCTCGTGCAGAAGGAAGCCGGTCAGGGCGCGGCGACAATCGTCCGCCAGAACCTGGCCAAGATGTTCGCCCGCATGATCATGCCGACACAGGCGAGCTGGCTGATGAACAGCGACGTCCTGCCCTCGCTGATGGAAATCCGGACGGATGCCGGGGTGCCGCTCTGGTATCCGAACTATCAGGCCGCGCCCGGCGGCACGCTGCTCGGTCGCCCGGTCATCTTCAACGAGCATTCGCGCTCGATCGGTCAGGCAGGCGACATCCAGTTCGTCAATCCGAACGGGTATGAGGCGTTCCGCAAGCAGAACGGGGTCAGCTTCGCAGACTCCATCCACCTCTACTTCGACTACAACATCCGCGCGTTCCGATGGGTGTTCCGGATCGGCGGTCAGCCGGTCCTGTCGAAGCCGGTGACGCCTGCGAACGGCAACACCACCAAGTCCCACTTCGTCGCGCTCGCAGAGCGCGCCTGAAGCCCAGCCCCGGACCCGCGCGACGCGCGGGCCGGTCGTCCTCTGACGGCCGGAGCATAAGGACCATCACATGTTCAGCAATCTGAACCCTTCGGACCGCGCCGGTATCGCGGCCGTCATCGATCCCGTGCAGGCGGCGGTGGGCACGATCACCACGCCCTGGATGGATATGCGCACGTTCTTCTCGCTGCTGGCGATCATCGCGACAGGCGCGCTGGGCGCTGGCGCGACCATCGACGCCTCGTTCGAGCAGGCCACCAGCAATACCGGCGCGGGCGTCAAGGCGGTGCCCGGCTCCGCGATCACCCAGATCGTCAAGGCGACCGGGGACGGCAAGCAGGCGCTGATCAACATCAACGCTGCCGATCTCGACAAGAACGGCGGCTTCAAGTTCGTCCGCCTCACGATCACCGTCGGCGGTGCGGCCAGCATGCTCGCCGCGATCGTTCTTGGCCTCGACCCTCGCTACAGCGCGGCCGGTGCCAATCAGTCCAGCACCGTCGCCCAGACGGTCCGTTAAGGAGGCATCCCATGATCGAATTCCTTCAGGACTATGAGACGAAGGCGATCCCTCCGGAGTTTTTCGAGCTGGGTCAGCAGGTCAAGCGCAGCGATGACAGCGAGCTGTATTTCGTCCGCCTCGGCGTAGCGGCCTATGTCACCGAAGACGGCCTGGTCGGCGAGGATTACCGCCCCATCGTTCCGCCCTCCACCGTGGCCGAAGTCGTCACGCCGGGGGATCGCCGCTTCGCGATGGGCGGCCGCGCTGGCGAACTGGCGCTGGGCCTCGACGCTCCGCAGCGTGCGACCAGCGGGCCGGGCAACGTCCTGCTCGCAGGCGGCGATCAGCAGACCGCCGCAGCGCAAGGCGAGATGGAACGGCTGATTGCCGAACTGGCGGATGCCAATGCCGAGGGTGACGATCTTGCCAAGGCGGCGGAGGCCCTGAAGTCGGAACTGGCTGCCGAGCGGCAGGCCCACACCGCCACGCGTGACGAACTCGCGCGTGTACAGACGGATCTCGGGGCGGCGGAGACCGGCCGGGCCGAGGCGGAGAAGACGCTGGAGGCGGCCAATCAGCGTGTCGCGGACCTCGAACGTCAGCTGGCGGAGGCGACGAAGCCGTCGTCCGATCAGTCTACCGATGATGGCACAGGTGCCAAGAGCGGCAAGGCCGCGAAGTAAGCGAAGGGGCGGTCCATGGCCATCACGATCCGTGCGACCGCCCCGCTCGATGCGGCTGCGGTATTGCCTGACGACCTCGTCGCGCAGCAGCTGCGGCGCGACGGCAACCATGACGATGCTCTGGTGGCCA